GCCAGGCTGGCGGCATTCGTTACTCCCCCGGCGGCGTTGCGGGCGTAATCTGCAAATACTGCTTAATCGCCGCCTCCGCGTCGGCTTCGCTTTCCATGATGGTAGAAATCGCTTTCCACGGGTGGCCTTCCGCATCGCTGCGCAGTATCGTGCCGCTGATTTCCGGTGTTCCCCACTCAATACTGGCGCCCTGCGTTTTGAACGTATCGTTCGGGTTGTTAAACTTGATTTTTGGCAGCATGACAGCCTGGAAACCCAGCTTGTTATTGTTCTGCGTTTTCACAACCGCCCCGAAACCGAGATAGGGCGTTGCCTGCGCGTCATTCCAGACGTACCATTTCGGGTCTTTCGTCTTGATTGCTTCATTCGTCATTGCCTCCTCCAGCACGCCCAGCACCGAAAGCATGACCTCCGGCAGCAGGTCGTTCGTTGTCAGCGTGACTGTACCGCCCGCGAACACATTCGCCGTTTCCGCCGGGCCATTGTCAGCGTAAAGGATATTGTCGTCCGCGCCGTCCAGCTCAATCGACAGCTCCACCGCTTTTCCCAGCAGCGCGCCGTTTGAATACGTGACCTGTTCCGCCGTATTTTCATAAACCGCAAAATAAGGCTTGCTCAAACCAATTTTTGCCATTCCCTTCACCCTTTCATGATTTCATCAATTTCGTTTTCAAAAACTTCCTTCATCTTTTCCTGCGCGGGCTTCCTTGCCTTGCGGACGGCAGGCGCCATGAACGTCGTTTTGTCTGTAAAGCTGTTCCCGCTTTCCGCGACACGGGCAATCAGGGCAAGCGGCTGCCCATTCGGGTACTTCCGCGTTGCATAATCGCTATACCCGCTGAAGCCCACAAGTGTATTTATCATATCCCCATCTTCACGAAATGGCGCAACGCCAAGCCCGTCAAGCAGGGCTTTTTTCTGCCCGCTGGTAATGCCCTTCCTGCGGTGATGCCCGCGCCTGTCATCCGTCGGCAGGGCTTCAATCGCGTTTCTAACTTCGTCCGCCGTTACGTCCGCGCCCTCATATAAGGCCTTGCGGGTAATACCTCCGGCATCCCTGCCCAGCTTTTCCAGCGATGCAATATATTCGCTTAATCCTTTGAATGTTATTTTCGCCATCACACCACCTCCCAACGCCATTCATAGTGCGTGAATCCTGTATCCGGCTCGAACTGCACACTGTTCAGCCGCCATGCGATGTAGGGCGAAGCGTCCAGCGCTTCCTCAAACTCCTCTTTCCATGGGTCGAATTCCCGCTTCGTAAACAAATCCGTCGTGCCGGTTACAACCTTCTCAACGTGCCTGTCATCGGCTTCCAAATCGTTCCGCCCGTCCTCCTGCCAGACGAAATAGCGGTCAGACTGCATCATTTCCCCATGCCGCGCTGCGTCCGTCACGGCAAGGTGCGCCGCTACGATATGCTCCTGCCAGCTCACCCCATCACCCCGGCTTTCTGCGTAATCCGCTCTAGCGCAAGGTCAAGGCAGGGCGGGTAGACGTCTAGCACAGCCTGCACCGTATCAATGCGGTACTGTGTGCCGCCAATGACGGCAACGTCCTGCGTTAAAACCTCCCCCGCCTTCTGCACCCGTATCACGCGTGCAATCTCCACCTGGTTCTGCCTGCCCTGGTACAGCCGGTTGATGCCCAGCCTTTGTTCGGCAAACCGCAGGGTAAACCGTTCTTCCAGCACGGGCACCGGGCGGTATCCCGCCGCGCCGCCGTCGGTCGTGCGGCAGATCTGCACAATGCCGTCATTGAAGCTCTGTGAAACCTCACCCTTTTTCCTGTCCGGCGCTTTCCACATGCCGCCCCACCTCCATTCCGTTCTGCATCGCCAGTATCAGCGCGGTATAGTTATTTTCAAACACATCCAGCGCGTCGTCCCTTGCATAGCGCACAAACTCCATCAGCAGGGTGCGCGGCAGGCCGTCCGCCCCATAATCCAGCGCCCCGCCGCCCTTGCCGTCCAGGTAAGCCGACGCGGCAGCAGCCAGCCCGCGGATTTTATTGTCCGTTGCCGCATCGTCCCATGTGATATTGAGGTAGTTTTTCAAATCTGCCAAAAGCCCGGGCGGGATATTCTGCCGCTCCATCAGGATTTTGTGACAGTCACGGTGTAATCCTTTTTCGCTTCACCGTCTGCCGCCGTTACTTCAATCTTTACGCTGTTCGCGCCCGCCGCCCATTCCACAGCAGAGCCGTTATTGACAGCCTTTCCACCGACCGTGATAGAAATATCGGCGCCTGCATCGGAAGGCGCTGCCGTAATGGTATTCGTTGCATTCGTGCTTGCCGCCGTATAAGACGTTGTTTCAGACGCGAACGCCGGGGAAAGCGCCAGGCTGCCAATCCGCAAGTCAGCGAGCGTCGCCACGCTGGAAGCCTCCCCCACGACCTGCTCCACCTTGTACGCCAGCGGGCGCAGGCCGGAAATGTCCAGGTACAAAAAGCTGTTGTTGTCCATCGGGAAACCGTTGGCGTACAGCTTGATAATATAAACGCGGTTGTCCTCCAAAAACTGGTAATGGTCAGAATATTCAATCCTGCCGCCCGCGTCCATGCCCGCTGCCGCGAAATATTTATAGCCAAGCCCCAGCACAGCCTCGCCCCGCTCCAGCGCGGCAGACTGCACGACTGCAATCGGGTAGGGCAGGACGTCGTTGCGGAACGTGCCGTCCGGGGATATCACCGTCGTGGCAGGCATGACGCTCTGGAAATAATCCTGCGGGTTGACGATCAGCAGCAAATCCCTTACTGCGCGGGGCTTGCCGTTCGGGTCAACCGCCAGCATGGAAAGCAGCTTGCCGACTGTCCCGGCGGAAAAATCGTTGACCGCGACCTTTGCCTTTGCCGGGTATGCGCCATTTGTCACAGAAACGCCTTCACCCACCTGCCGCACCATGCCGATAGGCTTTTCGTTCCCGTCACCCTTCACGATGCCTGCCTCCAGCCCGTTGGCAAGGGCTTCATACAAAATCTGGCGGATATAGCTGTCCAGCCATTCGGGGCCAAGCTCCAGCGTCGCCTTGCAGACCGGCAGGAATGCGGACAGCTTCAGCAGCCCCACGTTGACCTCCTTGAACCCGCTCAAAATCTCCTTCACGATTTCCCCGCAGAGCGTCCCCCACGCCGCTTCCTGGTAGCCGTTGGTGTTCATCAGCATTTTGATTGCGCCGCCTGTCGGCGTGAAGCCGATACGGGAAAGCAGGGGGTGCGCGGTCTGCAATTCGTCAAACACGGCGTCAAGCACAGTTTCCGGCATGATGATGTCCGTATCCGCCAGCGCCTGCCGTGGGTCTGCCGCGCGCATTGCGCCGCTTAATTTCTGGTAATACTGCCGCTCCGCGCTGGTCAGCTGGCGCACACCGCGGGACGCAAGCACCGTCTTGTCCCCGTCCGCTTTCATCTGTTCTATTTTCCCATCGTATTCCTGCCGGATTTCTTCCCCGATGCAGGAAAGCATATCGTTCATGGCGTCGCTGAAACCCTGCGCGTCGTTCCCCGCAAGCGCCGCCTGCATCGCCTGCCGGATTTCCTCCCGGCTTTTTGTGTCGTTGTTCTTCATGTGAATCTCCTTTCTGTAATCTAAAACCTAAGACCTAAGACCTTGGGACGCTGTCCCAAACCCTGCAAGGGATTTCATCCCTTGACCCTTCTGCAACCGCGCAACTGCGCGGTTGAAAGTAAAGTTTAGGGTCAAGCCCTTTTCAAAGGGCTTGCGGAGGTTTGGGGGCAGAGCCCCCAAGGTCTTTATCTCGCCTATCCAGCCTCATACAAAAAAGCCGCCCAGCACCTGCATGATGTTGTTCGGCTCCGGTTCCTGTTTTTGAGATTGTGCTGCCTGGTGCTTGCGGTAAAATTCCAGCTCCGCCGCAATCTGTTTTACATTTTTGCCATCGGCATTTTTCCCCGTGTTGCCAACAGGCACGTTTGCCAGCTCCCGCAGCTGTGCCGCAAGGCTTTTCTGCACGGTAATCCGCTGTTCCAGGCTCAGGTTTGCCTTTTTCAGCATTTCCGCACTGCGCGACAAATCCGCATCCTCCTCCGCGAAGCGGTCGGCAAGCCCATAGCAGATGCATTCCTCTGCCGTCAGCCAGGTTTCCGCGTCCATCATGGCGGCAAGCGTGCCTTCGTCCAGCTTTCCCCCGGCCTTCAAAAGATACGCCTGCCTGCCCGCCGCGTTGATGGTTTCCAAATCGTCCGCGGCCTTGCGCAGCTCCGCCGCATTCCCCACAGCCCCCATCCATGCGTTATGAATCATCATCATCGTGTTTTTCGGCATGACGATTTCATCGCCCGCCATCGCAATTACGGAAGCAATGGAGCACGCGAACCCGTCCACATACACCGTCTTGTGCGCCGGGTGCCGTTTCAGCTGGTTATAAATCGCCGTGCCCTCAAACACGCTCCCGCCATAGCTGTTGATATACAGGTTAATCTGTACAACATTGGGGTATTTCTCCAGCTCCTCCCGGAAATGGTTCGCACTGGTTTCACTTTCAATGATTTCGTCCGTCCACCAATCGTACCCGTCTGCCATTACGTCGCCGTAAATATACAGGTCAAGCGTGTTTTCCGCCGCCTGCCGGATTTCCCACATCTGTTTCCTCATTTTTCCTCACTCCCTTCCATCTGCCGCGCCGCAGAGGCAACCGTTTCAAAGTTTTTCGTGACAAAATGCCTGTCCGCCCAATCCTCCTGGATTGCCGAAGCCCCTGCCGCCCGGCGCACGTCATTGATAGAGAACGCCCCGGAGCCTATGAGCTTTTCGACTGACGCGGCATTGCTGAACAGGTCGAAATGCAGGATTGACGAAGTGTCAATGCGCAGGGAATTGCCCTTTTCCCACTCCGCGAACCCGTACCGCTTGCGGATAATTTCCTCCTGTATCTGGTCACAGAGCGGGTCAATGCAGGTCGTCAGCCATCGCGCCATAGCGTCCTGCGTCCCTGCAACGTCCCCAAACAGCAAAACAGGCGGAATGCAGAACGCCCGCGCTGTGAAATCGAAAATATCATCGGCAAGGGCGCGGATATCGCGTGTTGTGCGGTTTGCGTCCGGATCCCCGCCCATTTCCGTATACTGGTAGCCGGTAAATTCCGGCAGTATCCCGTTTTCTCCTGTCAGGAACGGCTTGATCTGCGCCTCCAGCATCTCCGCAAACGCCGCGTTCCAGTCTTTCCCGCCAACCGTCCCCCCCTGCGCAATCTGGTCAACGTGTACCTTCATGTGCCGCCCGCTTGCCCAGCCATAATTTTTCATTGCCGCCTGCACCAGGCGGCTGTATGCCTGGCACAGCCCGTCCAGCGCAGGCTTTATATTTTTGTGCTGCAAGCGGAAATGCAGCACGTCCCGCTCCGGGAGCGGGCTGGCGCATATCGTCCCGTCTATGGCGACGTCCCGGTATTCCCGCAGCTTCCCGGGGGCTTCCTCCGGGGCCTGCCAGCTGTCGGCTACGAAAAGCCGTTCCTGCCGCCACGGGTCAACGACAAGCGCCTCGTTTTCGCTGTACAGCCTATAAACCAGCTTGTGCAGGAACGCCGTGCTGTTCTGGTTCGGGTTCGGCTCGATGTTCCATAGGTAATATTCCCGCCCGCGGTACTCTTCGCCGCCCTTGCAGGTCTTAAACTCACATCTGCCGACCGCGTTCGCAATCATGCTGATACAGGTGTGGAACGCCAGCTCCCGCAGGCGGTATTCCTCCAATGCCTGCGCCAGCTCTGTACAAATGACCTCCGTCCCGCTTCCCGCTCCCAGCTTGCCCAACAGCCAGCGTCTGAATGAAATTGCCATTGCAGCCCTCCTTTCCTTTTCCGGCTTTCTTTCTCTAAGCGGAGAACCTCAGGAAACTTTGTTTCCTTCGGTCGCTTTGCTTCTCAAGCCGTTCAAAGGTACCCGCTCCCCCCTGCAAGCAGGTTCCGCCGTCCCTTTTCCGGCTTTCTCCGCTTTTCACGAAAGAAGCCCTTGCGTTTTTCCCGCAAAGGCTTTATAATAGGCATATGAAAAGGATTGCCGCTTGTGATGAGGCGGTAAGCCCAAAATCTGGTTCTTGACCGTCTAACGCAAGTTAGGCGGTCGTTGCATTATTTACGCTTGTATAAACACAAGGTGATAACGCCGATGATTACTAAACAGAATTGGAACAGTTCGCTATAAGTAACCATGCTACCACCCCCTTTATTGGGGGCCAACCGCCAAGTGGCAATCCTCATCCCTATTCTATCATATTTGCCTTTTTTCTACAATATGCCTTTTCCGGCAACTTATTCCGCCATTTTTCGCTAAAACACAAACGCCCCCACCGTCGGCAGCTCCGCCGGCACGCCGCCGCCCAGCTCGCCTTCGACCGTCATCGCCGCCACGAACGCCATGAATGGGTCTGTTTTCCGGCTTTTCGCTTCAATCTTCGCATAGACGAAATTCCCGGTATCCACGCCCGTCCGTGCCTTCGCGCCGCTTTTTACCCGCTTCGTATTGCTGACCGCCCAGCGTAGGTGCGGCGCATCGCCCCACGCGAGATATTGCCGATTGAAACATTCCTGTATCACCGGTTCCGCCTGCATGATATCCGACGGGCGTACCAGCCTGAGGTTCTTCCGCTCATTCGGCTCGAACCCGATTTTCCGCAGGCTTTCCGCCACAAGCGCGTACCTGTGGTTGTCCATGGCGACCATCTTCACATTGTACCGCTTCATGCCCTCCCAAATCCAGCCCGCCAGCAAATCCGGGTGTATGCCCACATCGTCCACCGGCGTGAGATGCCCCGCCTTTGCCCATTCCCGCCAGGGTACCTTGATACGGTGGAGCGTTTTGGATTGCAGGCAGACCCACGCATGGTTAATGTCATAGCGCTCCGCGCCCCTGCGGAAATGCAAGTCCACCGCCGCCCAGTCGGAAAGCTCGGCGTAGTCTATGCCGCACACACAGCTCCAGCCCGTCAAATCCGGCAGGGGGCGGTTTGTCGCTTTTACGTTCTCATACTCCGTCACGGTAAGCACGCTTTCACTAGCAGGCAGATTAAAGCGTTTGGTATATAAATCCGCCCGCACAGCTTCATCGTAATTCTTGTCAATCCAGTTCTGTTCCATTTCCAGCTGAAGCGTAGGCAGATACGGCAGGGAAGGATTCGCTTTCACCCAAAGACTTTTATCCTCCGCCTCTCCCTTGCTGTCCAGCTTGTAAATCAGCGGGCAGAGGCGGGAATCGGGGATTTCCCCATTCAGCACGTCTGCCGCAATGCGCAGCCTTTCGTCCAGCACGCCTTCCCTGACATAGCCGTTCGTCGTAATATAAAAAATCCGGCTGTGCCTGCGCTTGCCGAACCCCGAACGGAATACCTTAATCATGTCGCTGTTTTCATATTCGTGTATCTCATCAAAAATCAGGCAGGCGGAACGCTTGCCGTCTTTCGTCCTGGCGTTGGACGTGTTGAACTTGATGTAGCTGCGGGTCTGGAGGTTTTGGATAATCTCTTTCGTCTTGTAAAAAAAATGCTTCGACCGTTCCCATGTCCGGTCAAGCATTTCATAAATATCCTCAAATGACGTTTTTGCCTGTTCCTCGGAATTGGCAATGATATCGACGTTATATTCCGCCACGCCGTGATATTTTGTCGTCAGGTACCAAGCCACGCCGGAAATGAATCCGTTTTTGCCGTTCCCGCGCCCCATCATGATGAGAAATTCGCCGAATACCGGCGTATCCGTTTCGGTGTAATAGCAATGGATCAGCGCCAAAACGAACAGCTCCCAGTCAAACAGCCTCATGCCGAAATACCGTTCAATCAGCTCCTTCGCCTTTTCCGTCTTTTCCGCGTCCACGAACACGCCGGGCGCGGAAAGCCTGCGCCCGATATAATCGCACGCCTGCCGCAGCTCCTTTGACGCAGGTATCTCCCCACTGCGTACTGCCGCGATATAGCCGTCAATGTATTCACATTTCCCCATCAAACGCACTTCCTTCGCCGGCCGGCGCGATGCCCAGCGCATCCAGCAGCTTCACCATGCGGTCGTTGACCTTCACGAGCTCCCCGACGGAATCATTCTTCTTTTTGTTCATCGTCCCGTTGTTGGAAATGTAATCTACGACCGCGCCCCGCTCCTGGATATCGGCTAGGAGCAGTTTTTTGACGTCCCACAGTGC